CATCTGCTAAAGCAGGTGGTCATCGGGGATCAGTTTCAGCTTGACCTTGAGGCCGGGCTTGAAAGCATGATATATCCCGAAGACACCGCTCCCTATTATGCCGGGGAAATGATTAGTACGTGGATACTCCCGGCAATTCAGAGGGAGGTAAGATCACCATGGCTGTAAAGAAATCCGCAGCGAAAAAAGCTGCAGAGGATGTCGAAGTGGAAATCACCGAGACAAAAAGCCAGGCAGAGGAAACTCCTGCCGTCGAAGTAACCTCCGTTGAAGAGCCTGAAAGGTTCTGTGTTTATATCGGGCCGAGTATTCGCGGAGTGATCCAGTCCGGTACTATCTATGGCAAATCGCTTGAAGATACAAAAACATTTTTAGCCACTGCCATTAAGAAGTACCCGCTGATCGGTAAGCTGATCTCTACCGACAAGACCATAGCGGAGGATCGTATCAAAGTAAAAACTGCCGGCAATCTGCTGAACGTGTATTACACGAAACTTGCATCCGGCAAATCTAATTAAGGAGGAAATGTGAATGGCTAATCATGGCGTTTATGTCTCCGAGCAGGCTACCAGCGTTGGCACTCCCAATGTTGCGAAATCCGGTATTCCTTTCTTCATCGGAACAGCACCGCTTCAAGCTGCAGAATCTCCGGCAACTGTCGGCGCTCCTGTACTTGCAACGAGTTTTGAGGAAGCAAAGACTAAACTGGGCTACTCAGGAGCATGGAACAATTACACCTTATGTGAGGCGATGTTCTCACACTTCAATCTTTTTGGTGCTCAGCCGGTTATCTTCGTGAATCTGCTTGCTACCACCATGAAAGAGGCTGTAAGTGCAGCAGATAAAGCCGTCGCTAATCACAAGATTGCACTTCCGATCGAAGCGATTAACGATGCTACCCTGGTAATCAAACCAGAGGGCGGCACAGGCGATGCATACGTAAAGGACACCGATTATTCGGTATTTTATGAAGGGGAATACTGCTATATTGAGCTTTTGCCTGATGGCGACGCCTATGCTGCAACGAGCCTGAGTGTTGCTTACAACAAGGTAACACCTGCAACGGTGGACGCTACTGCAGTTGCAACCGGCATGGAAGCGATTGAGCAATGCATGACTACCCTCGGCATCGTTCCGGACATCATCTGCGCACCTGGCTTCTCTGAGGACACCTCAGTCGCAGCAGTAATGGCAACAAAGGCCGCGGGCATCAATGGAATGTTCCAGGCTAAGGCTCTTGTCGATATCAGCACAGCTGCAGTTGGCGGAGCTGACGATTACAGCGAAGTCCTGGCACTCAAAGGAACAAACAACCTGTCTGATGTGAATCAGATTCCTTGCTGGCCGTTGCTGAAGCTCGGCACCAAGGTGTTCCACATGTCCACTCAGCTTGCCGGACTGATGGCTCAGGTCGACACCAGCAATGATGGCTGCCCTTACGAGAGCCCATCCAATAAAGCATTCAAAGCGGACGCGATGGTCGATGCTGCAGGCAAGGAAATCAATCTTACCTTGGCACAGGCAAACATCCTGAATGCCGGCGGCGTTTTAACCGCACTCAACTTCATGGGTAAGATGAGCTGCTGGGGCAACTACACCGCTTGCTATCCGACCAACACTGACGTGAAAGACTATTACATCCCCGTATCAAGAATGTTTGACTGGGTTGGTAACACCCTGATAAAAACATTCTGGGGCAAGCTCGACAAACCGATGAATCGCAGACTGGTTGATACCATTGTCGACACCTGCAATATTTGGTTGAACGGCTTGACAGGATCCGGTTATTTGCTCGGCGCTCGTGCTGAGTTTAAGGAAAGCGAGAACCCGCTTACCAGTTTGATGGCCGGTATCATTAAGGTTCACATCTATATTACACCGCCCAGCCCGGCGCAAGAAATTGGCTTTATACTTGAGTATGATGCCAATTATGTAACGTCGGCGCTGCAGGGCTAAAGAAGGAGGAATAACAGATGCCGAAATTCGACGAAAGCGTTATCAATTTTGCAGTATATGAGGATAGCATTGAGTACGTCGGGATGGCGAGTGCCTCCCTTCCTGACCTCACGTCACTCACTCAGACCATATCTGGCGCCGGCATTGCCGGTAATGTTGAAGCCGTTATACTTGGCCACTTCGATGCCATGACACTCGGTCTCAATTTCCGGACCACAACCACACAGGCAATCAGGCTGTCAGAACCGAGACGCCATGTCATTGATTTGCGTGTAGCTCAGCAGACCGAGGACACTGTAGCCGGGGCTGTGGCAGTTCAATCCGTCAAACATATTCTCGTGGTAATTCCAAAGAATAATGTTGGCGGCTCTATTGCCCCTGCAGCTCCGACAAATGGATCCGGTGAGTATGCAGTCCGTTACTGGGCAACTTACATTGACGGCGTGAAGGTACGCGAGATTGACCCCCTCAACTACATCTGCTATGTCAATGGAGTTGACTACCTGGCCGACGTGAAGCGTGTGCTCGGAAAATAATCATGTAGCCCGGGACGGATAATACCGTTCCGGGTTTATTTCTGTATTACGAAGGGAGAATTATCATGGAAAAAAATAAAACTGACGTCATTATTGACGCTGATGAGTTCGCAGTAGCAGAACAGGAAGCTGAACAGAGCGCCTATACCTATGTGCATAAATTTCGCAAGCCTTATGCGTACGAGGGGAAAACCTATGAGGAACTGACCTTCGACTGGGGTAATCTCACCGGTAAGGATGGGCTATCCATTGAGAACGAAATGCAGCAGATTGGAAAAGCGGTTATTGTACCCACCTTCTCCGGTGAATACCTTATCCGTTTAGCATCCAGGGCTTGCAAGATACCTATTGGAGCGGATGCATTTGAAAACATGCCTATATCTGACTTCAACAAAATCAGGAGCGCAGCTCGCTCTTTTTTATTGAAATCGGAGTTGTAATCGGTGACGGTGGAAAATGGCTCCGACGTCAATGCCTTATCTTGGCAAAGACGAATAATACCCCCGTTTCATTCTGGCTGTCCTGCTCTTATCCCGATCTAATAGGCTGGATAAGAGTGAGCAACCAGTTAATATCAGAATCTAAACAGAGTTAACCGAAAGGAGGGCCAGTATGGCAAGCAGAAAAGAATATGAAATGCTATTTCAGCTGAACGCTCAGCTGGGCGGCAGCTATAACAGCACCTTCAAGACTGCGCAAGGCGCGATCGCTTCCATGCAGAAAGAAATCGCGGCCCTCAGCAAGACACAGTCAGACATAACTGCATACGAAAAGCAACAGGGCGCGATTGAGGCAAGTAAAAAGAAGCTCGAAGTTCTGCAGCAGCAGTATGACAACATCCAGAAGGAAATGGCTGAGACTGGTCAGTTTTCCTCAGCTCTCGAAAATAAACTACTGGCTAAACAGCAGCAGATCGACAAGACAACCGCTTCCCTATCTGCTCAGACAGATAAACTTGATAGGATGGGCAATGCGCTCCGGGATACCGGAGTTGATACTGCCGACCTCACAGGCGCAAGTGCCAAGCTCGGCAAAGAGATGGATGAACTAAAAGCCAAGCAGGAAGAGGCCGCGGACGGAGCTAATAATTTCGGTACCAAGGCCTCTGCTGCTTTTGGCGCAGCTGGTCAGGCTCTTGTAGCCGCGGGAATAACTGTAGGCCTGAAAAAGATAGTTGATGCCTACGGTGATGCTACTGAAGCTTCTATGGTGTTTGAATCTGCAATGACCGGTGTTGCAAAGACAACGGACATGAGCAATGAGGAACTGGCTGCAATGAGCCAGGAAATTAAAGTCATGTCTACCGATATCCCGATTGTTACGGAAGAATTGGCGGGGATCGGTGAAGTCGCCGGACAACTCGGCATTGCTAAAGCAAACTTGATGGATTTCTCTGAGGTAATGGCTATGCTGGCCACAGCAACAACCATGACGGCTGAGGAAGGTGCTACGATGCTGGCGCAGTTTGCTAACATCACTCAGATGGATCCGACGTACTACTCTAACTTAGCAAGTGCCGTTGTTGGTCTCGGTAACAATTACGCCACCACAGAACAGAAAATAGTTGATATGTCGCAGGGCATAGCGGCCAGTGCTTCACTTGCCGGAATGTCTGAGGCTGATATGTTAGGACTATCAGCTGCGGTAACTTCACTGGGTATCGAAACACAGGCCGGGTCCACTTCCATGAGCAAGTTGATATCCGAGCTTATGACGGCTGTGGAAACTGGGGATAACCTCAACGAATTTGCTACCATAGCCAATATGTCAGCAGATGAATTCGCAAAAGCCTGGGGCGATGATGCCGTTACAGCATTACAGTCTTTCGTGCTGGGTCTTAGTGACACAGAACGAAACGGTAAGAGTGCCACAGTCGCACTCACAGAGCTGGGGATAACAGAGACGCGCATGCAGCGCATGATCCTCTCTCTTTCAAACTCAGGAGACTTATTGAACCGCACGCTGGCAACATCAAATCGGGGCTGGGCTGAAAATACCGCTCTTATAAAAGAAGCCAACCTAAGGTACGGCACTACTGAAAGCCGCTTGACGATGATGCAGAACTCTTATAACAATCTAAAAATTGCTATAGGCGACGCATTGAATCCGGCGCTTGGGGAGTCCTATGATTTAATGACCGATGTTCTGGGAGGTGTAACGGACTTCATTCAGAAGAATCCTACACTGGTTAAGGCTGTTACTGCTTTTGTTGGAGTAATGGGTCTGGCTGTAGGTGGAATAACTGCCTATGTTGCCGTAACGAAAATTGCAACCGTTGTATCGGCTGCTTTCACCGCTGCAATACCAGGCCTCAATATAATAATGGCTGTCGTTGCTGGTGTAGCTGCTTTGTCAGCTGTAATCGTAGCTCTAACGGAAGCAAGCAAAGACGGAACAGATGAAGCATGGGAACTAACGGCGGCGGCGCGTAAACAGTATTACCAACTACAGGAGCTCAATGAAGAGTATGAAAGAACCGTTGAGGTCTATGGAGATACTTCCTACGAAGCACAATCACTCCGATGGAAAATTGAAGATCTGACGGATGAATATGAATCCGGAAGACAAACTCTTGAAGAATACAAAGCAGCCCATGAAGACCTGATGGGCAGTTATGAAGAAATGACTTCCTCTCATTCCGCAGCATATGAGGAAATCGAAAAGGAACAGCGCAGTACCCTGGCATTGATTGCTAAGCTGGAGGAACTTACCTCTACAACTGATGGTGCTGCAGTAAACCAACAGGCTATCCTCTCCATTATCGAAGCTCTTAATGAGCAGGTGCCGGAGCTGGCACTAAATTATGATGATGTGGTCAATTCCTCCGGAGGATTCATTGATTCTCTGTATGCGATTGCAGAGGCTCAAGCTGCTCAACTGCTTTTAGAGGAACAATGGAGCGACTACATAGATCGCGTTGGCAAACAAGGTTCTCTCGAAAGTGCAAAAGAAGCGGCTGAGTACAACTCCAAGATTGCACAGGAAGAATACGATATTGCATACAAGGCATGGTCTGCCGCAGTCGAACTTTATAAGTATGACACCACCGGCTGGGGAATGGTCTTTGGTACAAGAACTGAGGGTAAAGCACTAGATGCCGCCCGGGAGCAACTCGACCTTTATAACACTACTCTTGATGAAACGTCTGCCGCATATGCAGAAAATGCTGCGGAAATAGCGGAGCTTGAGGAATCATTCCGGATATACCAAAAAGCTCAAGAAGAAGCAGCTGCATCTGGCGAAAACATGCAGGAAGTTATATCCTCCATCAAAGAGGAAATGGCTGAATTGGCTATAGCCTACGAAGAGGCATACAAGGCTGCACTCGACAGCGTGTCCGGACAATACAGCCTATGGGATGAAGCCGCTGATGTTGTTGCAACAAGCGCCGCCACTATAAACAAAGCTTTAGAAAGCCAGGCTGAATACTGGAAGAATTACAACACGAACCTTGCAAACCTGTCGGATAGAACTGCAGACATTGAAGGACTTTCTGATATGATTGCCAGCTTTGCCGATGGCAGCGAGGGCAGCGTGAATGCTATCGCAGGCATGGCCAGTGCTACCGATACGGAGCTGGCTGCAATGGTTACCAACTGGCAGAAACTAATGAAAGAACAGGAAACCGTTGCCGGAAGCCTTGCAGAGCTGGAAACAGACTTTGCTAATTCTATGGATGCCCTGCAGCTTGAGCTTGAAACTGCAGTCGAAGGAATGAACCTTGACGAGGAAGCGGCCAAGAGCGCAAAAAGCACTATGGAAGGATTTATCAGAGGCGCTGAGGGAATGTTACCGGACGTGGAGAAGGCTTATGCACGAATTGCGCAGGCCGGTATTGATGCCATTGACGCCAAGCTACAAATCCGTAGTCCTTCCCGAGTCATGTGGAATCGTGCCGAGATGGCATGGAGCGGATATATAAAAGCTACTGAAGCTATGGAGCCTGATGTCAAGGTTGCCATGGCCGAAACCGCCAACGCCGGAGTTAATGCTATTTCAACAGAAGCGGTGTCTGCAAAGACCGGCGGGAATGGCACTCCTGTCCAACTCACTGTCTCTCCTGTTTATAACTTCTCCGGAGGAAGTACCGCGCCGGATATTGCAGCTGTACTGAGAGATGCGACCGAAGATCTCAAGGATAAAGTTCTTGACATACTTGAAGAGGCTGGAATAGATGCAGCAAGGAGGGCTTACGCATGAGCAGAACATATATAACGGCGCAGGGCGATATGTGGGATAGCATAGCTCACTCTCAGCTGGGCGATGTAGCCCATACTGACAAGTTAATGAATCTCAATACCGTTCACCGGGATTATTACATATTTCCGGCCGGTATAACGCTTGTGCTGCCTGATGTCACAATTGAGGAAAGCTCAGTTGCTAATCTGCCTCCATGGAAGCAGGTGAGCGGATGAGCGACAAAGACTTATCAAGACGTACGGACGCGGAGGTCTACTTTGATGGAGTGGATATCTCCGTTTCCCTGCGTAAATATCTTTTATCTATAACCTTTACCGATGAAGAGGAAAACGAGACTGATGACCTGCAGATAAATATTGAGGATCGCGATGATGTATGGCTAACCAAATGGCTTAATGCAGCAATTCAGGCTGCAGCGTCCGGTCCTCCCTCCGCTTCATCAACAGGATCCGTTTATAAGGTGACTGCCAAAAGCGGTCTTAATGTGCGAAGTGGTCCAGGTACAGGTAATTCTAAACTTGGTGCGCTTGCATACGGAACGGAAGTTACTGTCTCCGCAACATCAAACGGCTGGGCGACGATTACTTACAGCGGGAAAACTGCATATGTCAGCGAAGCGTACCTCGCCATTGTCGACCACGGAGGTAATTCCGGAGACTGGGTTGTCGGTGATGCGGTAATCGCCAACGGCCGACCTCAGTATTCAAGCTATGGAAGCGGAACTCCCGGAGCTGCTATTACCAATTACAGCGGTACCATTACACGGCTAAACATTAAAGGCGGAGTGCCCTATCCTATTCACGTTGGATCACTCGGCTGGTTTGGTATCGACCAGGTGACAAAAGCCACAGCCACCGGAGGAAGCTCGGGCAGCTCAGGTATAAAAGGTTTGAGCATTCAAGCATTATTTGTCCGGCAAAACTGGGTTGGCGATGGGAAAGACAAAGTTCTGGACTGCGGACAATTCGAGCTGGACAGCATAGATGCCGATGGTCCTCCGGCCACTATCACTATTAAGGGAACATCACTGCCATACAGTAATCAGATCCGGCAGACAAAAAAGAGCAAAGCATGGGAGAACTACACATTAAAGCAGATTGCAAATGAGATTGCGGCACGTAACGGCATGACCTGTATGTATGAATCTGCAGTTGATCCCTACTATGCGAGGGTAGAGCAAATCACCATGAGCGACATTGCATTCCTGAAGCTGCTCTGCCATAATGCCGGGATATCACTCAAGGCAACGAATAAGATTATCGTCCTCTTTGACCAGGCGGCTTATGAAGCAAAGCCGGCAGTGTTCACCATAAAGAAAGGGTCCGGAACTTACACAAAGTACCGACTAAGAACAGGATCCGCTGACAAGGAATATGCCAGCTGCAGGGTGAGCTACATCGATCCGGTAAGCAAGGAGATTATACAGCCTACTGCCTATGCTGAGGACTACGATCCGAAAGACAAGAACAACCAATGCCTGGAGATTACCGCAAAGGTTAATAGCATCGGAGAAGCTCAGACGCTGGCAAGAAAACTGCTGCGCCTGAAAAACAAATATGAGTACACAGCAATCTTTACTCTTCCCGGCAACCCTGATTTTTTGGCAGGAGTTACGGTGATGCTAACAGGCTGGGGAGCCTGGGATGGAAAATACATCGTTAATCAGGCCAAGCACTCCATTGGCAAATCCGGGTATTCTACGCAGCTGAGATTGCGTCATGTATTGGAGGGATACTGATGGAAAACATTTTGAATAACCTTGTGCGGATCGGAACGGTCAGCTCCATCGATCCCGCTAAACGAACCGCACGAGTGATGTACAAGGATAAGGACATGGTTTCAGGCTGGCTCAGCGTGTTGCAACACCCCGGAGCGGGCGTTTACATCAAGTCTGATGGTAAACACTCGCACTCTATTTCCGGAGGCGGTACGGCTGAATTAGCCGGCGAGCATGACCATGTTTCAAACGTTACTTACTGGCTGCCTAAAGTAAATGATACGGTGCTGGTGCTCTACCTTCCCGTATTTAACGGCGATGGCTTTATCCTGGGGGTGATTTAATGCAGGTTGGAGTATTAGGAGATATAGTCTTTCAGGTATCATCGAAGGTTATAAAAACCTTTGACAACTTGCAGTGGTCAGGCTCAGCCAGATACAGCGAGCACAATCGCCATTTGACAAATACACTTACGGAGTTTACCGGGATAGATCCCGACACCATGTCTTTTGATATGGAGATTTCCGCATATCTCGGCGTTGATCCCATGACGGAGCTTGTCAAGATATGGACATATGAGCGAAGCGGTAAGCCCCTCACCTTTGTTGTCGGAGAAAAGGCATACGGAAAATATAAGTGGACGATTAAGAGCCACAAAATCAAAATGAAGACTTATGACAAGCGAGGAAATGTGACCAGCGTGTCGGTTTCTATCAACTTGCTTGAATATCTGAAATCGTGAGGTGACGCTATGAGCTATACGGTCAGTTCGAAAAACCTGGGCAGCATCACGCTCAATGAGAGCGACCCCGTGAGAGCTGTCCTACAAAACATTGCTATCATTCTGTCGACGCGTCAGCTCTCTGTTCCGCTCTATCGTGATTTCGGCCTGCCCATGCAGTTCATAGATAAGCCTATGTCGGTGGCAAGGCCGCTGCTGATTGCAGAGATCAAAGACGCGATTACAGAGTATGAGCCGCGGGCTAACGTCCTTAACATTACCTTTGAGGATGATTCGCCGGGCAAACTCATTGCTACAGTGGAGGTGGAAATAACAGATGCCTAGGAACAAAGAATATCAGTTTATCAGTACAGATACGAACGCGCTCGTGTCACAGCTTATTTCTGCCTATGAAAAAATCGTGGGGCTTACGGTACACCCGGCCAGTCCGGAGCGATTGTTCATACAGTGGATAACAGATGTGATTATACAAGAGCGCGTAATGAACAACTACACAGGGAATCAGAACATCCCCAGCCGGGCAGAAGGTACCGACCTCGATGCCCTTGGAGAACTGTTTTATGATAAGACAAGACCGGCAGCTCAGGCTGCCATTTGTACAGTCCGTTTCCATATCTCGGAGGCACAGGCAAGCGCCATTCTGGTGCCGAAAGGAACAAGAGTAACAGATAAGAATAACACCTTAGTCTGGGAAACGACAGCCGATGTCTATATACCTATTGGTGATACTTTTGTTGAAGTAATGGTGCAATGCCAGACCGTAGGTATCATAGGGAACGGCTACGCGCCTGGACAGATCAATACACTGGTGGACGTGTTTAACTATTACGACCACTGCGAAAACATCACCATGAGCGACGACGGCGCCAACACAGCCACAGATGATGAATACTATGAGTTGATGCGTGCCAGTGAGGATGCATACAGTACCGCCGGAGCAAAAGGAGGTTATCTCTACTTTGCAAAGCAGGTATCCACTGAAATAGCGGACGTCGTTGGCAATTCTCCAAGCCCTGGCCAAGTTAATTTGTATGTCCTTATGTCAGACGGATCCATTGCCGGAGACGAAATAAAGAATGCGGTACTGGCTGCATGCAATGAAGAATATGTCCGGCCGATGACAGACTACGTTGTTGTTGATGATCCGGAGACGGTTCCTTATGATATTACCTTTACTTACTACATCCCGCGTAACACATCATTGAGTGCTGCAGAAATTGAAGCTGGGGTGAACGATACCGTTGCAGAGTATATATCATGGCAGAGTGCGAAGCTCGGTCGGGACATCAATTCCTCGTACCTCGGTAGCTTGCTCATGAAAACAGGCATCAAGCGTATTGAAATGTCGGCGCCGGCATTTACCTCCCTCCGGGATGGCAGTGACAATACCGTGCCTCAGGTGGCAGAGCTTGGGGTGGTTACAATAACGAACGGAGGTTATGAAGATGACTAATCACGGTATTACCTCCGACAATCTTATGCGGACCCTTCCCGACGTTCTCCGGAACGATGAAAACATGAAGGCATTGGCACAAGTTATAGCCGATGCCCTTTCTGCGCGGAAAGGAGAAATTGACAAGCTGAGGATCTACACGCAGATTGATAATCTGCCGGAGGATCTTCTTGATATTCTTGCTCATGACTTCAAGGTTGACTGGTACGGATTCGACTACGGCTTAGAAGCTAAACGAGCTTTGATCAAAGATAGCTTCCAGGTGCATAGGAAACTTGGGACTCGTGGAGCGGTAGAAAAAGCCTTGAGTGATATCTACCCCGGCTCCGAAATAGAGGAATGGTTTGATTATGGAGGGCTGCCTCACTTCTATCGTATCCTCCTGGATGTTACTCACCAGAGAGTGGCCATTACTCAAGAAGAAATTATCCGGACTGTTGATATGAACAAACCGATCCGGGCGCATCTACAGGATAATGCTCTGATATACCGCAGCCGAGTACACATCGAAATTGGTGTGACGACTGGATATGTATTATACGGAGTTCGCCTGTGTGGAACATTTCCTGCAAGAGCAACTCAGGGGGGCCTTGAGACAAGCGGTTTGGATGTTGGCGCAGCCGGAGCCGGAGTAGCATACAGCGCAAAGTTATGCGGTACCACTCTCGGCGGTTTAATGTGAAAGGAAGGTGATTTAAATGCTCGACACAGCAGCTTTTACAGATCTTCGTGGTTATATCAAGCGTAGGATTGCTGGCGCAAAGTACCGCGTAGGTTCGACTTATTACAACACCAACCTGAATGATATAACAATACTGCCAAACGGTACTGTGAGGGCTCAGCTCTCTATTATCCCAGGTGGTACGGTAACTATCAACAGGGTGGAGTTATTCAACAGCGATGGCAACCTGTGGGCGCATCAGGATGTCAGTATAACAATTTCGACGGGGCAGACTGGCGTGCTTTACTGGTTTGACTTTACCGTCACAGAGAAGGAGGTCTAGGTTTATGTACAATTGGACTAAATGGCTTGACCATGTAACAGATCCTTCAAACAGGTTTACCGTTGTTCAAAACGGTGACGGTACATGGACTATTACGCCGGCCGGCACTGTCATGCAGCAAGGTACACCGCAGGATCAAATCCGTTTCAATAAAATTGAAGACGGCATTGTCGATGCGCATGCAACAGTTGCGCTTCTGCTGAATTTCATACGACAGAGAGACTGGGCGCACAACGACATGGAAGCTGATTTGTCAGCTGAGCTTTTAGGTGAAGTCGGAACAGTAACACTTAATAATTCCGAAACATTCCCCTTTAACAATAGCTTGGTTTCCGTTAGTCTCGTAAAGCCACGAAAGACACTTAACTACCTTGTCATAGTGGAGGTGCCGACTGCGACCGGCAATGTCGGAGAAATAGTTGTTACTGACAAGCTTATCAATGGCTTTAAAATCGGTTTCACAGGTTCGGCGAAATCAGTAACGGTGAAATATAAAGTGATAGGAGGATATCTGGTATGATAATTATTGAGAAAAACGAAGGAACAAAAATTCCTCATTCAACCAACGGAACAAAGGTCACCTTTAATGATGACCTGACGCTCAATCTTGCCAGCAGAGAACAGGATTGGCCGGTACACATTGACATATGTTACGACGAGGACAAGGCTCTGGTTATCGGGGCTGCAGCTGGACGCGCATATGTCGCCGAGCTTGATATCCCTGAAAGACAGTACATCGAAGAAGAGATTGACAACGAAATGCAGCGTACTCCTGTACCGCTGGGCATGGATACCGTCACACTCTCTCTTTGGTCAATTGAGTAAAGGAGGCAAAATAAATGGCAAACTTTGATTTATCGAATCTTGCATTACAGGCCGTATGCCCCGGCAACGAGATTCTCTACGACGACAAGGGCATGCCCAGTATCATGGTTAAGGTTCCGAAGCAGACTTATGCTCAGCTTGGCATGGGCGAATCCACTGCCATTCACCCCGCTTTCATCGTTAACGGTAGCGAGGTCGATGCAATCTGGATTTCAAAATATCCTAACATTGTTAAGAATGGCAGAGCATATTCGCTCCCCGGACAGGATCCGGCAAACACCATTAACTTTGATAGCGCGCTGGCTGCATGTACAGCCAAAGGCTCCGGCTGGCACATGATGACACAAATGGAAAGAGGCCTGTTGATTCAGTGGTGCGAAAACAATACATTCATCCCGAAGGGTAATAACAACTTCGGGAAACACGTATCCGAATCCAGTTATAAGGCAATACCTGCAAACATTGTGGATGGGAAGACTAATCGAACATTGGCAGGTACCGGACCATTAACATGGTATCATGATAACTCACCTTCTGGCATCGAAGGTCTCGGCGGCAACGTCCGAGATTGGGTAGGCGGCATTCGCTCTTTCTCCGGAGAACTGCAGATACTTGCAAATAATAACGGAGCTGACAGTGCACATTCGCAGCTTGCAAGTAGTCTTGTATGGAAAGCAATCAAGGGAGAAGATGGTACTCTAATAGATCCTGATGATAGTGGCACTACAACCGGTAGCGTAAAGATGGATTGGATTGCCAGCAAGCTGACGTATTCCACTTCCATAACAGACGCGGCACGTGGTCAACATTATTGCACATTCGGGAGTATAGTTTGTGACGCAACCATTGGAGATAATGCGAAGCTATTGCTACAATCTCTCGGGTTTCTGCCTTATAGCGTAGATGGACTAAGCAAAGGATACACGTGCTATTTTGATAATAGCACAGGTGAACGGTCCTTCTACTGCGGTGGCCACTGCAACAGCACGTCGCACGGCTTTTCTACGTTCTACGGCATCAACTCGCGCACGGGCGCGAACGCGTACCTGGGCTTCCGCTCCGCTTTTGTTGTACTGCCTCCTGCTTAACTGTGTTCTGTTAGCTCCGCGATAGCGGAGCGTAGAGAATTTTTTTTGAAAAATAACGCATTTCGTTATTCTCTCACAAAATGGCGTATTCTCTGACGTTCTCATGTAATATATGTTCAAGACAAAAGGGAACGGTGGTGAGTGCAACATGGCTGAGGAATTGAAAATACTCCAAAAAATCTTTGATATGATGGAGTATGGCTATGGTGCACTCGCACAGTACCCGAAGTCAGAGAAGTTCGCTCTCGTTACAGACATTAAAAGAAGCATGGATACAATGCTGGAACGGGCAATCGAAGCTCAGAAAAAGTATTATAAAAAGACTACCCTGCAGGAGCTTGATGTTGAGATTATGAAGATGAAAGCTTACCTGCGTCTGTCTCAGAACCTCGGCTTTCTTCCTATGAAGAAATATGAAATATGGTCAGCAAAGGTAGTCGAAATCGGAAAGATGCTGGGTGGATGGCTCAAATCCGTCAATAACCAAAAATCCACTTAACATGGGGAATAGATCGTTACGGTCCTTCAACTGCGGTGGCAACTACAACAACACGTCGAACGGCTTTTCTACGTTCAACGGCAACAACTCGCGCACGAACACGAACGCGAACCTGGGCTTCCGCTCCGCTTTGCCTCCAAGTCAGATATTGTAGACTCAAGGGTTTGCTTTCAGTACAGAGGTGATAAAGGGATCTGTTTCCCCGACTTGAGCTACGTCTCAGGGAGAAAAATATTGAGCTGCGTATGCCGCTGGTATAGCACGAGATTTTTTGTGCGGGAAAGCTGTAAAGCGTAGCCTTTGGGGGTATGCACTATGGAAAAGCACAAAAATGTATTTGAACGTTTTGCGACGTTCGATAATATGTATGACGGATATCTTCTTGCCCGCAAAAATAAGCGGTACAAGAATGAAGTGCTGGCCTATAGTGCTAACCTTGAGGAAAACCTTATTGATGCAGTTAACCGGCTCCAATGGAAAGAGTATTCCGTTGACAGGCTGCATGAGTTTTACGAATACTATCCCAAGAAAAGAATTATTATGGCTCTTCCATTCGCAGACCGGGTTATCAACTGCGCTGCCAAAAACGTTTTATGGCCAATATATACCCGCTCTTTTTATGAGTACAGTTACGGTAGCATTGAAGATCGTGGTCCGATAAAGGCTGCAGAGAAATTGCAATACTGGATGCGCCTGGTGCAAAACAAAGATGAGAAATGGTATCTTGGCAAAGCCGACATAGCAAAGTTCTTCTACCGGATTCCTATTGAAGTGCAGCTCCGGGAGCTGGGACGTCCTCTTGATGATTCGGACATGATGTGGTTTCTGGAAACGGCCATCAAAGCAGACGGCCGGCCGATGGGCTTACCTGTTGATTGCGCGGATGTATTTGAAGCCGATAAAATTGCTGGAATTGGAATGCAAACAGGCTCTCTTATCTCCCAGATAACAGGTAATGTCGTATTAAATCCGGTCGATCATTTCATGAAGCGTGAAGTCAGGATACCGTACTACATACGATACATGGATGATATGATAGTCATGGCTCCAAGTAAGGATCAGGTCTGGGATGCTCTCTATGACCTTGATAATTACCTGCAGGAAAACATGGGGCTGCAGCTCAATAATAAGACGGCGGTCATGCCATATGATGCAGGTCCTGAATTCGTTGGTAAGCGGATCTGGCCGGACAGGATTGAGCTACGGAGAAGCACATCACTACAAATGAAACGGCATCTGAGTTTTGTAATGGAAAAGTACGCTATCGGAGAGGTGACACTTGAGTATGCATTGAGCGTTATAAGGGCTTACCTCGGTATGATGAAGCATTGCAACAATGATGCCCTACGACGAAAGGTGCTTGAGGATTTTGTCCTCATACGAAAATCTAAATAACCAACAAAATTACGAGAGCGGCTCTGCTAAGCAGGGTCGCTTTTTTGATGCATTGGAGGACAACACATGAATGAAGTAACAATTCTGTCTATCGTTCTCGGTATGATTGGCACCGTATGCGCCATCGTGTTCGGGTATTCCACTTATAATCGTAATCGAAGGACAGACAACACCCTTGAAGGGAAGTCAAGCGGCACGATACTCACGGAGATAGGCTACATTAAGTCTGGTGTGGATGATATCAAGCGGAAACAGGAAAAGCAAGATGAACACCACATTGAAGTTATCTCTCGTATTACGGCCGTTGAATCGTCTGCAAAGCAGGCACACCATCGCCTCAATAGGCTTGAGGGTAAAGAAGGTGATTGGCAGTGAAGAGAAAACGTAAAAGCTCTAAAAAGAAGATTGAGTTCTCCAAGGTCATATTTATATGCGTATCTGTGGTCACCTTAGCGGTGGCCATTTTTGCGTGTTATATGATCTGGAAGACTGGAGATCTCTCCCCTCTTGCTTACCTGATACCCTCTGTCTTTGCGGAATTGGCTACAGCGACCGGCTTTTATTATCGTAAGGCACAAAAGGAAAACGAGTTGAAGATACCTCATTATCTGGCTGAACAGAACCAAGAGGAAGCAGAGAATTAAGGGTAGAAAACGGAGAGAATTCATCGGGCATAGACCCGTCAAATATGAAAAGGAGGAAGATATCATGACTGCAAAAGAGTTGGTGGCGAAAGTATTGGAAATCGCTAAGAACTATAAGACCGTCTACATGTGGGGAGTCTTCGGAGCTCCAGTCACAGAGGCTGTAATATCCGGAAAGACAAAGCAATATCCCAGCTGGTATACATCAGCGAAACAAGCCCTATTCCGGTCTTTGATCGGCAAAGGATATTTCGGGTTCGACTGTGTAAACTTGATAAAAGGCGTATTGTGGGGCTGGAATGGAGGCAGCAACAAATCCTATGGTGGAGCTTCCTACGCTTCAAATGGAGTTCCTGACCTCAATGCGGATTCTTTTTTCAACAAATGCTCCGGAATTTCAACTGATTTTTCAAATATTGAAATCGGTGAAGCTGTTTGGATGTCTGGGCATATAGGCATATACATCGGTGACGGACTGGCTGTGGAATGTACTCCAAGATGGAGCAATAACGTCCAGGTAACAGCTGTAGGCAACATCGGGGGAAAGACCGGTTATAACACTAGAACGTGGAAGAAACACGGCAAGCTGCCATATGTAACCTATGAACCCGTCACAAATAAAACTACAGATCAGAAACCTACCGGAAATACATCAGAGATTGTTGTAGGTACAGAGGTTGTTATGATTGGAGCAAAGCATTATGCCAGCAGCAATAGCACAGCTATAAAATCATGTAAGCCCGGACCGGCAAAAGTAACAGCTATTGCCAGGGGCGCTAAGCATCCATATCATCTGGTTAATATTTCAGGCAAGGGCTCAACCGTTTATGGCTGGGTGGATGAAGTTGATGTTCAAACTGGTTCACATAAAACATATACCGTGAAAAGTGGGGATTCTTTATGGGCTATTGCTTCTAAGCAGCTCGGCAACGGAAGTCGTTTCACGGAAATAAAGTCTCTTAATAAGCTCAAGAGTGACACTATCCATCTTGGGCAGGTACTTAAAATCCCGCAGAAATAATTATATTTATTAAAGGAGGACTATTTCTATGTTTTCACAGTTTGTTATGAATTACTGGGACAGTGTCTTGGTCGTGATCTTGTTTATCGTAATCTGCATTGTGCTGATACGAAAGGGTGCTACATCCTATGTTAAGCAAATGCTGTTTTACCTTGTGACTCAGGCAGAAGCTGAATACGGTTCAGGTACCGGCGACTTGAAATATGCCGCAGTAACGACCTGGCTATATGAGCGAATGCCGGCAATCGTAAAACTCTTCTTTACTGCAAAACAGATTGACGCCATGATTGAAGCAGCCGTTGATCAGATGAAAGAATACTTAAAGAAAAACGCATCCGCTCAAGCATTCGTAATAACAACCAATGAAGTTAATAATGTCGTGCCTATAGCGGTACCGAAAAAAGAATAAACGATACAACACAAAAGCCCCTCCCGAAGATTCTCATAAAATCCTCGGGAGGGGCTTTTTTTGTTTTTGTACGGTTGTTTACCATGTATCCATATTATTTATGCTTTACAGCTGTTGCAACACTGTTTAATGGAGATATATTATACTTCTCATGTAAACACCTGCCGGGATAAGTTATTCTCTCTACGGCTAAATAATAGCCTTGTCATCAAGAGTCTTTGCTCAGAACTTCTATCGTTAAGAATAACCCCCATTTGTTAAATGGCAGCGGTTCCTTGCCGGCCGCATCCATCAGGGCTTCCTCCATTCCGCAAGAGTCACAGATGTAGACATCGGCTCTGCGGCTAAGGGCGTTCCTTGTTGCTATTTTGTCCATGCGATCATGGCCGCAGCGTGGGCAGGGGAAAACATAATTTGATGTATTATCCTCCTGCAACTTCATCAAGCTTTCAATAAGCTTCTTCGCATCTTCGATTGTTCTTGTCATGGTTATTATCTCCTTCCTTTCTGCCCTGCCTTCATCAGACCGAGTAGGGCGATTCTCGGTTACGGATTCGTTTCGGCTATGTTTTCAGTTTTCAAAGAACAATTTATAAAATGAAAGGGGCGGCGATTATCCCCTGAACCGACGGGTTTCCCGCTATCCCCCGGAGGGGATTTCGGCCAGTAACCAGCTGGCCATCATCAGGCGGGTCTATCTTTTATCCAACCATGCGTCTCTTGCCAGAATGCAATCCTCAAGCGTATTTCTAACACATGAAAACAATGTGCCGTCAAAATCTCTATAATCGTACTGGCAGCGCCTCTTTCCTCCAAAACTGAAATATTCAAACTGTTCCTCATTAGGTCCTATGTTCTGTGGCTTCAACATATCAATTCTCCTTTCTGCCCGGAGTAGCTGCCGGGCTCAGCTTTTACAGGTTAATTAACGTAATTGATGTGGCTTTCTCGTTCCCTTTCCAGCAGCCACTCTTCCTGATGCCGGTCGTATGAATCCATAAATCCAGCTGAGTCATCATGCTCATCACCATCAAATAGTGTTTTGTACTCGTCCCAAGTTGGGAATCCCATACTTTTCAGCTCGCCGTAGCACTTCCGGTTCCTGTCGGCTTCCGTGCTGACAATGCTTATTCCGCTTGTAGCATACCAACCGTGTTTAGCTTCGATATCATATGGGTTGTAGTACACGTAGACTCTGGAAGAGTAGATGAGGTCTGTTAACAGATATAATCGAATGTACCAGCGAGGAACTCCTGCTTCTATCAGCTTTGTAAATGCCGCTTTATAATAACTCATATCATTACCTCTCTTTCTGCCGGGGACTGGCCGCCCCGGCTCGGCGTTCGTTTTATTTATGCTGCAGCTGCAGCTTCTTTCAGATGTGAGGTTAGGTGTAGTCTTGCTGTTTTAAATTCGTCGCCGACCAGGTTCAGTCTGTGGATAAGTACATTGTCCATGATGGTTGTTTTCTGCCCTGGGTTGTAGTGGCCAATCTTCTTGAATAAAATCCTGTCGGTGCTTTTGATTGCCCAGGCACTAACTGCTAAACAAAACTGGATATATGCCTTTAGCTCTCCGGCGTGGGTGGTGCTGTTGAACATTCTAAATTCGACGGTGCCTTTATGGAAAAAGCTATGGAGGTTTAATCCTTGATATCTGGTTTGGTTGTATCTACCGCCTCTTTCCCCGGTATATCCGTGGTTTGCCCGTGAGTACCAAAGTGTTTCAAAGTCATTACAGGTGATGCCCTTGGCAGCTTTGATTTTTTTGAGTAGCTCCGGGCTAACCTTCTTGCAGTACCTTACTCTATTTTCATCAACCTGCAGGGCCTCATATATTAGGTCTTGTCTTGAACAGAAGAAGTTTACAATGTTTTTCAAAGATTTGGCGTCGTGGTTTGCTCCGTCTATATGTACATGAATTCCGCAGCTGTTATTGGCTTTCGCTCCTGCTTTTCTTAGTCTCCTCAGAAGCTCCTGGATAACTTCGATGTCTTCATATACCAATATAGGAGAAACGACTTCGACCTTGAATTCGTCACCTGTGGGCTGTGGTCTTATGGAGCTGTCCCGCATTACTTTCCATTCTCTGCCTTGCGTGTCCCTAATTGTTCTTGTATCGTATGAGCCGCGAGTAAGCATTACCGATGAATTAAAATGTTGTGCGATAACCTCTGCAGCTCGTCCTCTTGAAATCCCTGTGAATTCTATTTCCACTCCAAATCTTTGTCTTTTCAACATTTCGCTACCTCCTGATTTGTTTTGACTTGTGCAAACATTGTTTCGTGTCCTCGTCATATTTATAATACATCAGGCATATTCTAATGTCAACACTAAATTTCGCAAATTGCAAAAAAAGTTTTGACAACGCGAAATAATGGTGTTATTATGATTACGAAAGGAGGAGGAGCTATGGTAAGTTATGATCCGTTATGGCATCTTCTTATAGATCGGAAGATGGGTAAACTTGAAATGTGTCGCGCTGCGGGAATTGCTACATCGACTCTTGCGAAGTTGGGAAAGAATGAGTATGTATCACTAAATGTTATAGAGAGGATATGCTTGGCGCTTGATTGTAAGATTGAGCAGGTTGTTGAGATAAAGAAAAACCCGGACGATTAAGTCCGGGTAGGGAGCATGGCTCATTCATCATCATTATGTATGTCATTTCCTGCGCGAGTTTTCAGATGGATGTCTTTACTGGAAACACGTACTATGATATCCGAAATATCACAATCCAATGCTTCGCAAATAAGGTCGAGATGCTCCAGGTTGATCCGCTCGGCCAGGTCATGGTATAGGTCGTTTATGGTCGACGGCCTGATGCCTGTTTTCCGTGCGAGATCCGCTTGTGTCCACCTCCGCTCGCCAAGCCGGGTGGATAGTAAAATTCTAATCAT